TAAGCTTGTAGCTGGCGAAGGGATGACTCCTACAGCCGTTACATTCCATCCTGCTCATGTAGCAGCTAAGAAGATGGAAAAGAAGATTAAGGATCAGCTTGACGAAAGCAATGCTAATAAGCATCTTCGTTCTTCAGCTTTTGAGATGGCCCTGTTTGGAACAGGTGTCCTTAAAGGTCCTTTTGCTGTAGATAAAGAATATAGCAGATGGGATGAAGGAGGGATTTATAACCCTCTTATTAAAACTGTTCCCACTCTTAGTCATGTTTCAGTGTGGAATTTCTATCCTGATCCTGATGCAAAGAATATGGATGAAGCTGAGTATGTTGTTGAAAGACATAAAATGTCTCGTCATCAACTCCGTGCTCTTAAGAATCGTCCCCACTTCCGTAAGAAAGCTATCAATAAAGCTATTGAGCTTGGTAAGAACTACGAACTCAAAGATTGGGAAAACTCAATGGGGGCTACGGCTCTTGGTGAGGGAGTAGAACGTTGGGAAGTGTTAGAATATTGGGGGTTCATTGATACCGAACTTCTCCGGGAGAAAGGAATTCCTATTCCCCGTAGTCTCTCATCTTTTGATGAAGTAAATGTTAATATATGGGTTTGTAATAATGAAGTCTTAAGGCTTGTTATGAACCCTTTCAAGCCTACACGTATTCCGTATTTTGCTTCTCCTTATGAACTTAACCCCTATAGCTTCTTTGGTATAGGTGTTGCTGAGAATATGGAAGATACCCAACTTCTGATGAACGGTTTTATGAGAATGGCAGTGGATAACGCTGCTCTCTCTGGTAACCTTATTATTGAGGTGGACGAGAACGCTATCACTGCTGACCAAGACCTAGAGCTTTATCCGGGGAAGGTAATCAGACGGCAGAGTGGCGCACCGGGGCAGGCATTATTTGCTACAGAGTTCCCCAACGTCTCCGCTCAGAATATGATGTTATTCGATAAAGCTAGGGTGTTAAGTGATGAGAGTACAGGTATCCCTTCGTTCTCTCATGGACAAACAGGTGTTACAGGTATTGGTAGAACAGCTTCTGGTATCTCTATGCTTATGGATGCTGCTAATGGTGGTATTCGTACTGTAGTGACTAATCTTGATGATTATCTCTTAGGACCTATTGGTCGAGCGTTCTTCAACTTCAATATGCAATTTGATTTTGATCCGACGATTATTGGTGATCTTGAGGTTAATGCTAGAGGTGCTGAAAGCTTAATGGCTAATGAACTTAGGTCTCAGAGGCTTATGCAGTTCCTTGGTGTTGTTGCTCCTAACCCGATGCTTGCTCCTTTTGTTAAGCTTGATGTTGTTGTTAGAGAGATTGCTAAAACACTTGATCTTGATCCTGATAAGGTAGTTAATAGCTTGCCTGATGCTGCTATCCAAGCGGTAGCTATGCAGAGGTTTAGTGCTGTTGCTCCTGAAGGTACTGGTGGAGCAGGTGAGTCTGCTCCTCCTGCTGGATTAGATGTATCGTCTGGTCCGGGGTCTGGTGGTGGAACTATGGGAACGGGTAATGCTCCGGGACCGGGTATGCAAGGTTTCTCAGCTAATACAGGACAAGGTGCTGTTCAATGAACTTAAAGCCTTTCGTAAATAATACAGAAACCTATTCTGATTTTCAAGAGTGGGTGTCTGTACAATTAGATGTAGCTAGAAACAATCTAGAACGAACAGAGAAGATAGAACAAATTTATAGATTGCAAGGGGAAGTATCTCTTTTGAAGAGGCTTCTTAGGCTAAGGGAAGAAATAAATGGCCGATCCAGTAAAAACGAGAGTCTTTCTTAATTCTGCTGAAGAAGCCGCTTATGATCGTGAACAGTTGAGGAATAGTGAAGGAAGAGGTACTTTTATCCCTTTCAAAAAAGATGCAGAGGGAAACAATCGCTTTGCTATTCCCCAATGGCTTCGTGATACATGGAATAATATTCGTCTTCCTTCTGATGTATTAAAAGGTTATCAACCTTCTCCCCAAGAAAATACAGAGTTTGCTCTAAATGTAGGGCTGGGGGGTATGAGTGCCAGTAAGATTGCTGGTGTTGAAGCTGATCCTGATACACTTGGTATGTTTCTTGGTAAGAGGGCTAAAGGTGCTGATACTAAGAAGCTTGCTACAGCTATGTCAATGCAGAGCCAAGGTAAATCTCCCGAGGAAATTTGGGCTTCTACTGGCTGGTTTGAAGGACTAGATGGTCAATGGAAATGGGAAATTCCTGATAATAATTTTGATATAAATCGTGCTGGTCTTCAGGAAACTTTTGATATTCAAGTGGGTAAAGGTGCTAAAAGATTCTCAACCCCGCCTGAACCCACCTCTAGTGCTATTAAGCATAAAGAACTTTTTGATAACTATCCTGCTCCTGAAGGGGGGAGACCTGTTCCTAGTCATGGTACACCCCCTATACACGTCCCTTACACCCAAAAAACTGGTGTACCCGGAACCTCTTCTTTTAGAGAAACTAATGTTGTTCCAACCACCTTTCTTGAACTTTTTGCTTCTGGTGCTGAAGGCCCCGGTATTAGATATAAAGGGGGGTATAGCGGAGGTAATTTTCAAGACCTTTCGGCTGGTGGTGTTGATTTAGATACAATTAGGTGGGTGATGGCTCACGAGCTTCAACATGCTGTACAAGAGCGTGAAGGTTTTGCTCAAGGTGCTAATGTAACAGCCATTGAGAATTCAATGGTAGACCTAACTAAATCTCTCCCTGATAATGTTGTAGAGTATGTAAGTAAGAAGGTTAAAATCCAACAGCTTGAGGAGGAATTAGGAGACCTTAAAAAATCCCCTAAATCTGAAGATTCTTATAATTATATGATGATGGATGAGAATGCTGATGTTCTTTACTCTAAGCAACAAGAACTTCAAACGTTAAATGATGTTACCTCTGCTATGGAAAAAGAGATGGAAGGTTATCTTCCTGAAGTGAAGGAAATAACCAACTTCCTTACTCGTTCTCGTTTTAATAATTATCAGAGAGAGGCTGGTGAAGCTGAAGCCCGCCTTGTACAAACCCGTCTTGATCGTTCCCCTGAACAAAACGCTGCTACATACCCTCTTAGTGAATTAGATGTTCCTAAAGAAGAGGTGTGGACACAGAAAAGTTTAACAGACCTTGTTAAGAGTATAACAGATAAAGAACAAGATGCTTGGGAAGCTAGTCTTAGAAAAGTTGGACAAGAAGAGAGTAAGAAGGGGTATGAGCAAAGTCTTGAAGATATGTTAAACGGACAACAAAGTTATGCAAAAGGTGGTATGGTGATTGATCCTGTGAGCGGAAATGAAGTACCTCCGGGTGCAAAACCTGAAGAAGTAAGAGACGATATAAACATCAAAGCTTCTGAAGGAGAATATGTCATACCAGCTAATGTTGTTCGTTTTCTTGGTCTTGATAAGATAGAGAAAATGGTCAGTAAAGCTAAAGAAGCTCTTGCTGAAATGCATGGTGACGGTAGAATAGGTGGGGTAGAAGGTAGTGTCGAAGATGACAGCCTTCCTTTTGATCCTTCTGAATTAGTCGCTCATGCGGGCGAAGAGGAAATGCAAGCTTTCGCCGAAGGTGGTGTTGTACAAGATACAGGAGGAGGAACCGTTCTCCCTCAAGAACAAGGGTTCACTGGAACCAAGAAGTTTAAGAAGGGTGATCAAGTAATCTTCATTCCTTATCAGAATGGACAACCTTTCCTTCCCGTCCCACAAGGGTATACGGAAGTGGCTGAAGGTGCTCCTACAGCTACCCCTGATCCCAACATGGCCGCACAGCCTCTGAGAGCCCCCGGTATGCCCCGTCAGTCTATGGGTAATGGTCCTAGTCCTAATGAAGGAATACCCCCCTCACCGCTCGCTGGTGAGCCCTCCAAGTGGACGGCTGATAACTTCATTGATTATGGTAAGCAGAAGGGAAGCCTTGACTCCAAACTCATTAAAGGGATGATTAGTGTTCTTCCCGGCGGAGCTATGGCCCTTAAGGCTAGAGAGAAATATCTTGATTCTCAGGTAACACAGCTTTTCGATACAATGATGGATAGTGGAGTTGATCCTATGGGTAATCCTATTACTCCTGAACAACGTGCTGTCCTATCAGAGACAAGACAAAACCTTAAATCTCAAATGTCTGAAAGCTCGGGGTTAAACTTAAACCCTATTGAAAGACTTACAGACGCTTTTTCACAATTTCAAAACTTCCTTGGAGGGAAACCTCTTCAGAAGCCTCAGAGTTTTAAACCCTCTGGTCAGGCTCAAGGAAAGCCTATATCGTCTCTAAGCCCACAAGGTACAGCTATGGTGAATAACCAAGGCAATAAATCAGATAATCAATATGCTGGTGGTAATGTATCGGTGGGAAGCGATTTAGGAAAACAGAATAATGGTCCAACCTCTGGCTCTATGAGAAGTGGTGGCCTTTATAGCAAAGGTGGGTTGGTAGCCCGCCGTAAGAAGTAATATGGCAACCGCACAATTATGTGCGCCCCAGCAAAGGAATAAAAATGGCTAATAACTTCGTTGAACGATCTAACCAAAATTTGGACGATCTTGAAAAGGAGATTGCGGAACTTGAAAAGCAGTATACCTCAGGTAATGAACAAAGCGGTGATAATACCGCCTCTCAAGATACTGGAACGGACAACGTGGAAGAGAAGACTTCGCAAGAAGTTGTATCTACCACATCCGAAGAAGACAATCTAAATCCAGAAGAGAAAACATTTAAAAAGAGGTATGGTGATCTTCGTAGACATTCTACTAAAGAAAAGGAAACTCTCTCAGCTAAGATAGCTGAATTAGAGGAGAAGCTTAAAGCTTCTGCTTCCACTGATGTTCCTACTGATGAAGAAGAAATTAAACGTTGGGCTGAAACCAATCCGAAAGCTGCCGCAATTGTAAAGGCGCTTGCAAAACTGGAATCTGATAAGACAGCTAACGATCTAAAACAGAAGATGGAAACAATTGAGAAAGACTATGAAGAGGTAACGAGAGATAAGCAGAAGGCCAAGATATTAAAGACGCATTCTGACTTTGACGAGCTTACCGCTAATGACAAGTTTCATGATTGGGCTGAGAAACAGCCGAAAAGAGTTCAGGACGCCCTCTATGATGGCGATGCTGACGATGTTATTTGGGCTATCAATCTTTACAAAACTGAACAGCTTGCTCGTACAGCCAACCCCCAAAAGGAAGCTGCTAGACAGGTTGATACTAAAACCCGTACTAATCCCCCCGGAGATGGCAAAGGAAGACGTTTCTCTGAATCTCAGGTGGATAGAATGACTAATGATGAATACCAAAAGAACGAAGCTGCTATTGATCAAGCGATCAAAGATGGTAACTTCGACTATGATCTTTCTGGTGCTCGATAAAAACAATAAGTTACCCGTTTAAGTAAAAGCCTATAATGTGAGCCCGGCGGGGAGATCATTATACAACCTTTGAAACGAATGGCCCTTATGTGTTGTCTACAAACAATATAACCCAACACAAAAGGAAATAAGAAATGGCTTTTCCTAGCGCACCGGGTTGGAACAATCTGCCGAATGGCAATTTCGTCCCGGTTATTTACTCTAAGAAAGTACAGCTTGCTTTCCGTAAGTCCTCGGTCGTTGAAGGTATTACCAACAGTGACTACTTCGGAGAGATTAGCAATCTTGGAGATAGCGTTCGCATTATCAAGGAGCCGACAATCTCGGTGTCTCCCTATCGTAGAGGCACACAGATTCAGACTCAGGACCTTGTGGACGAAGACTTCACCCTGACTATTGATCAGGCTAACTACTACGCTTTCCAGATGGATGACATTGAAAAGGCTCAGGCCCATGTCAACTGGATGGAGCTTGCTACTTCTCAGGCGGGTTATCGCCTGAAGGACCAGTTTGACCAAGAAATTCTTGGTTACATGTCTGGTTACAAGCAGAGCACACTGCATACTAATGCGGGAACTGCTCGTGTCGCGGCTGACATTCCGGGTACTAAGGCGATTTCGACTGCCTCGGATACGGAACTTCTGTCGAGCAACGTGCTTAAGAAGGGCTCTTTTGCTCAGATTACAACGTCTTCGGCTGGTGATCACTCGATCCCGCTGTCGCCGCGTCTTCCGGGTATCACGTCTTTCCCGACTGACCGTATCTCGCCGATACAGCTTTTCAACCGCGCTGGTCGTATTCTTGATCAGCAAAGAGCGCCTCAGGAAGGCCGTTGGGCTGTTATTGACCCCGTTCTCGTAGAACTTCTGCGCGACGAGGATTCGCGTCTCTTCCAAGAGGAGTGGGGCAAGAGCGGTGGTATCTACAGTGGCAAGGTGCCGGATGGCGAGCTTATGGGCTTCCGCGTCTACATCTCGCAGAACCTCCCGCTTAAGGGGACTGGTCCTGCTACTACTGGCGTTGCCAACCAAGACACAGACTATGGCGTCGTAATCTTCGGTGTGAACAGTGCGGTTGCTACCGCTCAAACCATCAACAAGACAGAGAAGCTCCGTTCGGATGACTCGTTTGCTGATGTTGTTCGTGGTCTCCACATGTACGGTAGGAAGCTGCTTCGTCCTGAAGCCATCGTTACTGCCAAGTACAACGTTGCTGCGTAAGGAGAACATAAATGGCTGAGACAGATTTCGTCCGCTACAAGGACGCCCGTCCGCTGGGTGTTCCGCATCTTGCTGAAATGCGCTATCTCGAAGAGTATGTGGATTTCACTGTTGCGGCTAACCAAGTCGCGGGATCGACTGATAGCTTAAACATTTGGGAACTGCCTAAAGGCACAGTTATTCTGGCCGCTGGTATTGAACAAGTGACTGCCGGTGATGCCGGTAATACTCTTACTGCTCGTGTTTCGACGGTTGCGTACTCTGGTACGCTTGCGTCTGATGCGGCTGTAGGCACTCAGACTGCTGCTGCTACGGTAGATGCTGATGCTGGTGGTACAACTCTGGTAATTCCTCCGGGGCGTGTACTCACGGCTGCGGCTGACTTCAACCTTCTCTCCGGTTCGGCGGTTCGCTCCACTGGTGTTGTGAGAGTGTGGTGTGTAGTTATTGAGACGAAGGGCCATACTGGTCGTCCGGCTCTTGCTATCCGTGATGCTATCGCTGGTGTCTAAAATAATTAGAGGGGGGCTAAGGCTTGCCCTTAGTCTCCCTCTTTTCTTATATAAAGGTAGCAAATGGCATATGATTTCCTTGGTCTTGTTAATGATGTTAACAAGAAACTTAATGAGGTAAATTTAACGAGCGTGAATTTCGCAGACGCAGGTGGGTTTTATAGCGACGTTAAAAATGCCGTGAATAATTCTATTAGGCAGATTAATACACAAGAGTTTAATTGGCCTTTCAACCATGTTACCAAAAACCTAGTCCTCACTCCCGAAGTAGTTAGGTATAATTATGAAGCCGATGCTAAATCTGTTTCTTTTAATACTTTTCGTATCAGAGGGGATAATACATTAGGCAATAATACAACAGGGTTATTTCCAATAGATTATGAAGAATATCTAGCGAAGTTTTCGGATATGGAATATAGACCTAGTAATTATAAAAGCATCCCTAGGAATGTTTTTCGTACCCCTGAGATGAAATTTGGCATTTTCCCTCCTCCGGATAAAGCTTATACATTAGACTACGAATATTATATGTTACCAGTTGAGTTAGATTTATGGGATGATGCCCCTACTATCCCCGAAATGTTTAGATATGTTATATTTAGTGGGGCTATGATTGAAGGTTATCTTTTCAGAGGTGATAAAGAAGCCTCCGCTATGGCAGCTAAGAATTTCGTAGATGGTATAGACGATATGAGGAAGATACTTATCAACCGACTTGAATATGCTCGTTCTACACAAATTATAAGGTAGTAAAAATATGCCCACAGCTTGGGAAACTTTCCCGATAAAGTTTGAAGGTGGTTTAATCACCAATATGAGTCGGTTGGATCAAGGACTCCAAGCCCCCGGTAGTGCGACATTATTACAGAACTTCGAAAATTCAATCGAAGGGGGTTATAAGAAAATCTTAGGGTATAGTAAATTCTCTAGTACAGAAGTTACTGGTACAGGTCAGGTTATGGGAGTTATAGTTGCTGCTGAAGGCAAAGCTATAGCAACAAGAAATGGTAAATATTACACCAGTAGCGGCACTACATGGACAGAGAGAGCCACAGCTTCAAGCACAGGTTTTACCAGAATTAGACATGATAAGTTTAATTTTGATGGTACAGAGAAAATTGTTATCGTAGATGGTCTTAATGATCCTCTTTTTTATTCGTCAGCAGATGACAGTATGACGTATGATACATCTGCTCCTTCTGATGTAACAGGTTCTAGTCACGTTGTTGTATTTAAGAACCAAGTGTTTTTCGGTAAGGGAAATCTCCTTACTTTCACTGCTCCTTATGACCCTTTAAGTTATGAACCCGGAGATGGGGCAGGGATTATAAATGTAGGCAGTGTTATTACAGGTCTTGTAATTTTTCGTGAACAGTTAATTATCTTTTCTATAGATAGAATACAAAGGCTGACGGGTAATACTCAAGCAGATTTTAAACTTCAACCTATCACACTGAATACAGGATGTTTGAATGCAGATAGTATTCAGGAAATTGGTGGTGATATTCTTTACATGGGTCCTGATGGGATTAGGTTCCTTAGTGCTACTGAGAAGAATGAAGACTTCGCTCTAGACTTAGCTTCTGAGAAAATACAGAAACTGATGAGAGAGTTTATTAGTATGGGTACTACCTACTCCTCTCTTGTTATTCGTTCTAAAAGTCAATATAGGTTGTTTTCTTTTAGTCCTAGTTTAAGTAGAGAAGTGTCTTTTGGTTACACAGCTACTAAATTTTCTGATCAGAGTGTTGAAAATATTGCTTGGTCTAAGCTTGTAGGTATAAAAGTATATGACTCTGACAGTAAACAGTATGATGACACTGAAGTAATATTGTTTGTTTCTGATCTCGGGTACGTTTATAGGATGGAGACTGGTGGCAGTTTTGATGGGGTCCCTATTCCTGCTATATTCGAAACCCCTTATATGCCTATTACTGACCCTAGAGTAAGAAAGACAATATATAAACATTCTCTTTATACCACGATTGGTGGAAATTTTGATCTTCAAATCTCTATTAGATTAGATTATCGTAATCCCGGTGTCATACAACCCCCTTCTATTTACCTTAATAGTGTTAATGTTGTAGGGGCTGTTTATGGTAGTCCTTTCTCAGTTTATGGAAGTGTTGTTTCTTATGGTGGTAATGAGCAGAATACATATGTTAATCAAGTGGTAGGGAGTGGTTTTACTATAGCTCTACGATATGAAGATACAAGTACCAACCCTAGTTTCAGTATGGGATACT